TTAGAGTACTAAGAGGAATTTAATGGGGATAATTTCAAGAGCTGCTGATACATACTATGCGTATCGTTTCATCAAACATCTTGTCACCCCATGGAACAAGATGAAAGCCTATGAATTAGGCTTAGTCGATGAAAATGGAAAAAAACTAAAGAGTCCACAAACTTCGGAAGAAAGAAGTGAGTATAGTTATTTCCATAGATTAGTATTTAATCTCAAAAGAATACTAGAAAAGCTACCATTTGGAAAATCAAGACTTGCATCATATGCAGCTGCACTGTTTCTTATAAAAGAAGATGGTAAGTTGAATGATGAGCAACTTGATAAAATACTAGCTCAGATTGAGATTGATACTGACACATTTATACCAGAAGAAAATGAATGGACTCAGGACGATTTAGGAAATCTTGTTCCCGGTGAATATGAATTAAAACAAGATATGGCATCACCATTAACCGGTGAAATGATTGCAAAGGAAAATACTAAAATCATAGTGCATGAAGGTCTTAAACCTTCAGGTCATATATTCAGAATGCCTATCTTTAAAGTATATCATAAGCCTACAAAACAAGAAATATATGTTTCAGCTCAGGATATAAGAAGATGATTACACTAAGAGATCTAAGAGAAAATGGTCCATGTTGGTCTACTCACAAACAGGTAGGAATGAAGAAGAAACCTGGCAGACCTGGATTAGTTCCTAATTGCGTACCAAAAGAAGATATACGAGAAGCAGATCCAAAAGTTGGAACAGGTAAAAAACCAAAAGGTTCAGACAGGAGGTTATACACGGATGAGAATCCCAAAGATACAATCCCTATTAGATTTGCCACTGTGGCTGATGCCAAGAGAACTGTGGAGAAGGTCAAGAAGATTAGTAAGCCGTATGCTAGGAAAATTCAGATCCTAACCGTTGGAGAACAAAGAGCCAAGGTTATGGGTAAAACAGATGTTGTTAGTGTATTCACTAAAGGTAAACAACAAATAAGACAAGAAGAAATGGCGAAGAGAGCAAAGAAAAAAGAAGTAGATGAAGTTGCCGCCAATTCAGTAGCTGGTGGAGGTGTAGACTTAACGCCAGGAATAAGAAAAAAAGATGACCGACTTAAGTATTCTATAGGTCGAATGTTTAGAAGAAACAACGGAGTAAGATGATGTTATCAATATTAGGATCCCTTTTAGGGTTTGCAAGTTCTGCGGTACCCGCAATCACGGACTCATTTGCAAAGAAAACAGATCAAAAACATGAACTGGAAAAAATGAGAGTGATGGCGGAACTTCGTAAAGACGGGTACGATCACGATATCAAGATGTATAATGAAATGGGCGCAGCCGAAGAGCATAAACGCCTTATTGAACACGACATTGCCATATCAAACACTGGAGGTTGGATCAGTGCTTTACAAAGATCTGTACGTCCAGTTATCACCTATGCCTTCTTCGGGCTATTCTGCACGATTGAGGTAGTGCTCCTCATGGAAGCAATTGAAAAAGGTACTGACTTTTCAGAGGCTATAAACCTCTTATGGGATGATGAAACAAAAGCAATTTTTGCTGCAATTATTTCATTTTGGTTCGGCTCGAGGGCCATCGAGAAAAGTCGAAAAAAATAAATAAACCTACAACTACAAATTTTAATATATTATAAGCAGGAGAGATTAATGCCAAGTAACCACTTGCCGACTCTTTATCAAGAGTTTATTCACTTGTCAAGATATTCCCGTTGGCTTCCAGAAAAAGGACGCAGGGAAACTTGGGGTGAAACAATAGAAAGATACTTTGATTTTTTCCAAGATCACATGGAAGAAATGCACGGTTATAAAATTAACAAGTCACTAAAAAACAAATTAGAAAATGCTATTTTGGAATGTAAGATAATGCCATCTATGCGGTGTTTGATGACGGCAGGTGAAGCGTTAAAGAGAGAAAATATTGCTGGATATAATTGTTCATATGTAGCAATTGATAGAGTACAAGCTTTTGATGAAATCTTGTACGTACTGATGAATGGAACAGGCGTAGGCTTTTCAGTTGAAAGACAATTCGTTTCAAAGCTACCTATTGTAGCAGAAGAATTTTTTGAAACTGATACTGTTATTCAAGTTGCTGACTCTAAATTGGGTTGGTCTAAAGCGTTCAAAGAACTCGTTGGTCTGTTGTATATTGGACAAATTCCAAAATGGGATTTAAGCAAAGTTCGTCCAGCTGGCACACCGCTTAAAACTTTTGGCGGTAGAGCTTCAGGGCCAGAACCATTAAATGGTTTATTTAAATTTACATCTGAAATTTTTAAGAGAGCTGCAGGTAGAAAACTGAGTTCTATTGAATGTCATGATATCGTATGTAAGATTGCAGAAATCGTTGTTGTTGGTGGTGTAAGGAGATCAGCTTTGATCTCGTTATCAAACCTTTCTGACGACAGAATGAGGCATGCAAAATCAGGTCAATGGTGGGAAAATGAAGGTCAACGAGCTCTTGCAAATAACTCTGCATGTTATACAGAAAAACCTGACATGGGTATATTCATGGATGAATGGAAAGCACTCTATGATTCTAAATCAGGTGAAAGAGGTATATTCAACCGTGCATCTGCAACTGAACAAGCTGCTAGAAACGGTAGACGTAATACCGAAGGTCATGAGTATGGAACTAATCCATGTAGTGAAATCATTCTTCGTGACCGTGAGTTCTGTAATCTTTCCGAAGTTGTTGTAAGACCTGAAGATACAAAGGAAACTCTTTTGGAAAAGGTAGAACTTGCTGCCGTTCTTGGAACGTTCCAATCTACATTAGTTAATTTTAAATATGTAAGTAAAGAGTGGAGAAAGAACTGTGAAGAAGAACGATTGCTAGGTGTATCTATTACAGGTATTATGGATAATCCTTTGACTAACGGTAAAGAAGGTGATCTTGATTCTCTTCTAAAAGAACTTAAAGAAAGGGCTATTAAAACAAATGCAAAGATTGCTAAGGAGATTGGCATACCTCAGAGTGCCGCCATTACGTGTGTCAAGCCTAGTGGCACTGTATCGCAACTTGTTGACGCAGCTTCAGGCATACATGCTCGGCATAATCCTTATTATATCAGGACCGTTAGAGGTGATAAAAAAGATCCTCTTACGCAAATGATGGTAGATGCTGGTTTTCCAGTTGAGGATGACATCATGAATCCAGGCCACACATCTGTGTTTTCATTTCCAATGAAGGCACCAGATCATGCAGTGTTCCGTACAGACATGTCTGCTATTGAGCAATTAGAACTTTGGCTATCATATCAAAAGAACTGGTGTGAACACAAACCATCTGTAACAATTACTGTAAAAGAAAATGAATGGATGGAAGTTGGAGCATGGGTATTTGATAATTTTGAATGGATGAGTGGTGTTTCATTCTTGCCGTTCAGTGAACATACATACCAACAGGCACCGTATCAAGATTGTGATATGGAAGCTTATAAAGATATGTTATCTAAAATGCCAAAAGATGTTGATTGGTCTGCGTTGGCAGGTTATGAAACAAGAGATATGACCGTTGGTTCACAAGAACTTGCATGCACAGCAGGTGGTTGTGAAATCTAATGGAAATTAAATTATATACCAAAGAATCGCCGCCTTGCAGTTATTGTGAGGCGGCAAAAGCTTTGTTGAAAGTAAAAGGTATAGAATACGAGAATTTGGTTATCGGTAAAGATATTGGCCGAGATCAAGTGCTTGAACACGCCAACGGATGGAAAACTGTTCCAATGGTTTTTGTTGATGGTAAGATGATAGGCGGCTTTGTAGAATTACAAAGCTTTATTTTGTCACGAGACTTATCATAAGGAGGAGATATGGAAGAGTGCGATTACTGTGGTGCGAAGTTCGACGTAAAGTTCGATGATCCAGAAGATCATGAACTCAACTATTGTCCTGCGTGTGGAGAAGATTTATGGGAAGACGAGGACGATGAAGAAGAAGGAGACGAAGATGACTACGAAGAAGATGAATAAATACCATTATGTGGTATTACAATGATGAAGTATTTAACGAAACCCCTGAAGATTATCAAGGCTTTGTTTATGAAATTGTGGAGCTTGATACTGGGTATAGGTACATTGGTAAAAAGAATTTTTGGAGGCCTAAGACTTTGCCTAAAACCAAAAGCCGTAAAAGACGCGTGCGTACGCGTACTGAATCTGATTGGAGGGATTATTTTGGCTCCAGTGAGAAGGTTAAAAGCTTGGTGGAAAGCAAGGGGCAACAAAACTTCCAAAAAGTAATCTTACGGTTATGTAAGACGAAGGGTGAAATGTCCTACTTTGAGGCTAAACTACAATTTGAAAAAGATGTGCTACTTAGTCCATTATACTATAATGAATTTATAGGATGCAAAATACACGCAAAACATCTTGGAGGAATCAATGGGTGAAGTAATTGAGTTTCCTGTTGAGCTAACTCGTCCTCCGGCGGGAATAGCTTATGATCTCGATACAGTTGCAGTAGTATCTGAAGTTCTATATGAAATCATGGAAGACCGCGATTATGAGATAAATCAAAAACTTAAAGATGATATTAAGGTATTGACAAATCTAGCATATGCCGCGGTAAGAAGACAGGCAGAAGAAGAAGATGATCAACATCATCCTTTCCATGATATGATGAATGATATGTCAGGTGCCATTGACACTGCAATAAAAAGTTTAAAAAAAGATAAATAAAGTGAAAATAATGGTGTACATTCTGTAAAAAATTTGGTATAATTATATTATGATTATTTTAGATTACAGCGCTATTGCCATTGCAGGCATTATAACCCAAAGGATGAATATTGACGAGCAACTAATCCGTCATATGATCCTCAATTCAATCCGTATGTACAATAAGAAATACCGTGACAAGTATGGACAAATGATCCTTGCTTGTGATAATAGTTCTTGGCGTAAAGAAGTATTCCCTGAATACAAACATAACCGTAGAAAAGGCAGGGAAGAATCCAGCCTTGATTGGGCTAACATCTTTGATATTATTACTCGTGTAAGAGAAGAAATCAAAGAAAACTTTCCATATATTGTTATACATGAAGAAAGATGTGAAGCCGATGATATTATCGGTACGCTCGTACATAACACACAAGAATTTGGCCAGCATGAAGAAGTCATGATTGTATCTGCTGACCATGATTTTAAACAACTTCAAAAGTTTAAAAATGTTTCTCAATTCAGTCCTATGACTAAAAAGGCTGTAGTTGAAAAAAATCCAAGATTGTATCTTATGGAACATATACTGAAAGGTGATGCTGGTGACGGTGTACCTAATGTCTTATCTGCCGATGATACATTCGTTAAAGGTGATAGACAATCACCTATGACTAGAAAAAAGATGGATGCAATAATTGAAGACCTTGAAGAAGGTGAATTATTGTATGCTGCATCATGGTATCGTAACTATTGTAGAAATAAACAGGTTATTGATTTAAGTGAAACTCCAGATGATCTAAAAAGAAATATTATAAATACATTTAGTAATTATAATCTACCATCAAAAAGTAAAGTTTTGAATTATCTAATACAAAAACGATGTAAACTTTTGATTGAATCTATAGAGGACTTTTAAATGCTAAACCCAAATAATCATACATTGCATGAAGCACTAACAGAAGTTGGAGCTGTGCAAACACGTGAAGAAAAGGTACAACTACTTCACAAATGGAATTCATACGCGCTTCAAATGATTTTACGTGGCGCATATGACGATAAGATAGAATTCAATTTGCCACCTGGTGAACCACCATATGAAAAAGCACCTGAAGCAACTTCACCTGCAGTTATTCAAAAACAGGTAAAAAATAACTTTAAGTATTTTGCAAAAGGTGGAGCAGGTGATAATATGATGCCAGCTAAACGAGAAAAAATGTTTATCGGTATGCTTTCAATAGTACATCCAGATGACGCACCTCTTTTAGTTGCAATGAAAGATAAAAAGTTTCAAGGCCTTTACAAAGGCGTAACCAAACTGGCGGTGCAAGAAGCATGGCCAAATCTTATAAAGGAGTAGTAATTGAATATTTTTGTGCTTGATGAAGATCCCGCCGCGGCGGCTATTATGTTATGTGACAAGCATATCCCTAAAATGATTGTTGAATCGGCTCAAATGCTGAGTACAGCTCATCGTATGCTAGACGGTACACTGACTAAGAAAAGGTCAAGGTCCGGTAAAACTATGGTGAAGTACTATAAGTACGATGATGTAAGGGAAAGTTTATATTATGCGGCTGTTCATCACAGTCATCCATGTACTATATGGACTATGGAAAGCGATACAAACTACAACTGGCATTTCTATCACTTTGCTGCAATGGCAAAGGAATATTTCTACAGACGTGGAAAACAGCACGCTACCTGGGAAAAACTCGGTATGATACTTGCAGCTCCACCTGAAAATATTCCAAAAGGACCAAGGACAGAATTTGCACAGGCTATGAAAGCATATCCTGATTGCATGGTTCCAGGCGATGCTGTACAGGCTTATAGAAACTATTACCACCAAGCAAAACCATTTGCTAAATGGGAATGGGGTAGAGAAGCACCAACATGGTGGAAAGGATACCAAGGATGATTTACGGTTGGATTTTAGTAATGGTAACTATTAGTCCACTTGGAGTTGTGGAAGGAGAAGCTTTAGATTATTTTAAAGATCCTCATGAATGTCATGCTCATGGACTATGGGAAGAAGAGGTAGCACCTGCAGGTGTAGGTTTTGTTTGTTTAGAAGATTCTGAACCAGCAATAATCGAACAGGACCTTGATTAATGACTTCTGATCCAGACCCAGGACTTATGCAAGCAGAACCAGAAAGATACTATGAGTGGATGTTGTGGAAACTCAGGCAAGATCAAGAAAGAAGTAAAAACATATCAACCGATGTTATTGATAGAACATCTAAAGTAGGTGAAGGTATTTCAACTTCTGATAAGGTTCTCACAAGAGAAATAAATAAAATTAAGAAACAAGTCAATAAAATTGATAAAAATTTGGAGGAATTGCTGAGTGCCGTCATACAGCTTCAAAAACAAAAAGACAGGTGAAATCACTACAGAGATTATGAAGATGTCTGAACGTGAAGATTTTATAAAAAATAATCCTGATCTGGAGCAGATGTTGTCTATACCGAAAGTTTCGTATAGAGCTAACAGTAGCCAGGGTGTTAAAGTAGATGATGGATTTAGAGAAGTTCAACAAAAGGCCGCAGCAGCACACCCTAAACACACAATGAATATGTTTTAATATGAAGAGGAGCTATGGATTTATTAACTATATTAGGACTTAAAAAGCATCCAGTAGAACTATCTGAAGATGCAGAAGTCGATGAAACAGTAACAGTCGAAAATTTATATAAACATAGGTGGGTTTGGTACCACCTTATTTTATGTTCACAAATGATCATAACCAACATACTTCTAGTTGCAATATTATTAATCACCGCATTAAAATAGGAGAGTAAATGGACGATCCACTTTTAACTATAAGAAGTTTATTTCGTAAAGATCCGTCTGATAAAGGATATACTGAATATGGATATAGAGGCCTCGAAGAAATCAGATTAAAAGATAGGCAAATTGAAGAATTAAAGAAACGGATAGAAGACCTTGAAGAAAAAATTCAACCACAACATAATAGAATTGGGATATGAAGACCTTGTCGCAGAGACCACCGATACTGGTAGAACTTATAAATGTCCTGATGGCAGTAGTTTTAACAGCGTTACTACTGTGCTTAAAGTTCTTAGCGAAGACGCTATTCAGGCGTGGAGACGCCGTGTCGGTGAAGATGTGGCAAATAAGATCGGCGTTAGAGCTGCTAATCGCGGTACTGCTGTACATAGCATTATCGAACGGTACCTTGATAACGACATAGAATATGATAAGGATGTAATGCCAGATGTATTATCAACTTTTAAAGATGTTCAACCTATCCTTGATGAACATATCTCAGAAATACTTGGTCTCGAAGCGCCACTATATTCAAAGCATCTCAAACTCGCCGGACGTGTGGATTGCGTCGGGGTGTTTGATAATAAGCTTAGCATTATAGATTTTAAAACATCAAGAAAAATTAAAAAGAAAGAATGGATTCATAATTACTTTGCACAAGCATCAGCATATGCTATTATGTTTGAAGAAAGAACAGGAATTCCAGTTCCTCAGTTGGTTATACTTATCGCAGTAGATAATGAACAACCTCAAGTTTTTATTGAAAAAAGAGACGATTGGACAGATTTATTGTTTAAAGCGAAGGAAATCTACGAATCTCGCGTATAAATAAATCAATTGTGTGCGAATTTAAAGAAGTTTTATGACAAACAACAATAAAAAATTAACAACTAATCAGGACTCCTTCGGGAGTCTTTTTTTATAACAGGAGGATTTATGATATTAAGAATGAATAGAAGAGAATTTAGTATAGGTACTGCTACTGCAATGGCAGCCTTAACTACTTTCCCAGCTTTTGCTGGAGGTAAATTAAAAGTTGCTGGTATATACACTGTACCAACACAACAAAAATGGGTAGCAAGATTACACCTTGCTCTTGATGCCGCAGCTAAACGTGGTGAGATAGAATATGTGTATAATGAAAGTACTGCAAACACCGATTACGTACGAGTTATGAGAGAGTATTGTGATAGTGGTGTAAACATGATTGTAGGAGAAGCATTTGGCATAAGTAAAGAAGCAAGAAAAGTTGCAGATGATTATCCAAGCATTGCATTCCTGATGGGTGATCCTTTCAAACCACACAACGGTAACTTCTCAGTATTTGATAACTACATACATGAGCCGTGTTATTTGATGGGAATACTTGCAGGTGAAATGAGTAAAAGCAAAAAGATCGGTATGGTTGGTGGATACGCCATAGGTGAAGTCAACAGATTATTTCATGCATTTATGAATGGTGCAAGAAGTATGAATCCTGAGTGTGAGTTTAAAGTAACTTATATCGGTTCTTGGTATGATCCTCCAAAAGCAAAAGAAGCTGCCTTTGCTCAGATTGAAGCGGGTTGTGATATACTATATGCAGAAAGAGCTGGTGTAGTAGATGCTTGTAGAGAAAAAGGAATCCTTGCATTTGGTAACGTAAATGATATGAATAAAGAAGAAGGTGGAACCGATGTGGTTGTAACTTCTGCATTATGGCATATGGAAGGTGCTATAGATCATGCAATTGCAAAAGTAAAAGCAGGATCTTGGGCAGCCGAAGAATATCATGACTGGACAATGATGGCCAAAGGCGGAGCTTCATTGGCACCATACTATGAGTTCGATAGTAAAATTACCAGAGAAATGAAAGACCATATTGCAAAACTATCTGATGATATTATTGCAGGTAAATTCACAGTTGAAATTATTGATGATGAACCAAAGTCAACATTCTAGGAGGTAATATGTCTCAGGAAGAATATCAAAAATATTTAGATCTTCTTAAAAAGATACTAAACGTTAAATGATATAAATAATACTACATTCATAAAACTGTAGGAGAATGAAATGGTTATAACAGAA